AGTACATGAATCTAAAAGCTGACTGCTACTTTAGATTAGGAGAGCTGATAGATAAAAATGAGATTACTCTGCCTATTAAATATCAGGAAGATATAGTGAAAGAGCTTGAGTTAATAAGACGTGTTGATCCTGATAAGGAGGGGAAGCTCAGAGTAACATCAAAAGATACTATCAGCCAGCGCACCGGAGGAATCTCTCCCGATATAGCAGATGCTATCATGATGCGAGCATTCTTTGAGCTCAATAGAAATTATACTAAGTATGCATTTATCTAAACTAAAATAGGCCTGCACGTTTGCAAGCCTATCTCAGAAATCAATAATCATTGCTAAACCAAAAGCAAATTCTTGAGCCAAAGATATGGCGCTTAATCCTATGTGAATAACTATGTGAATAAGATGTTGATTTAGATTAAGTTAATAGTCTAATTTTGAATCATGAAGAATGAGGAAGCCCTAATACAAGAGGCTGTTATTAACTACATTAACGCACAATATCCGAGACTTCTTTACTGTGCTTCAGCTGGTGGTGTTCGTACGTCCATGAAGCAGGCGGTTAAGATGAAGAAAACAGGATATGTTAAAGGTTTTCCTGACATCTTTATCTACAACGCTAAGGGCCCATTCTTTGGATTAGCTATAGAGATGAAAACAGCTAAGGGTGTTATGAGTCAAAGCCAAAAGGATTGGCAGTATAAGCTTATTATGAACAACTATTATGCATGTACTTGCAAGAGCTTCGATGAAGCTAAAAAAGTTATAGATGACTACATGGCGCTCTGAAATAAATAAGTGCTATCCCGAATGGCGCAGAGTAGCAGCAACTGTTACGCGCTTAGACTTAGCCGATGAGCTACTGCACGACACGCTGCTTAAGATTTTAGAGAGCGACAAAGATAAGCTGCAAGATATTCATAACCGAGGCAAGCTCAATAATTACGTTAGCAATAGCATAAGACTTGCTGCACGCTGTAGTAACAGTTCATTCAATTACTCTTTGAGAAGATTCGAAAAGATACGTAATGATCTGAAAGATGATATCATTGATGATGTGAATAAGAGTGTAGGAATGCGTTTAGAGAATGAGCAGTTAGATATCTTCATCAGCAGACTACCATACTTTGAGCGTGAGCTATTCTTTCTTTACGCATTGGATGACTTCAGCTATCAGGCATTAGCAGATGAGACTGGAATACCTTTGAACTATCTTTACCGGACAATTAAGAAAGCTAAATTAACACTTAGAAATTCATTACAGATATGATGATTAACACAACCGACTTCGAAGCTCGCGTTAAAGTCTGCAAAGATTGCCCTGTGTACAATAAGACATTCGGTACATGTGGGCCTCCTGTTAACGCGATTAACCCATTTAAACGGCCTCATCAAATTGGTGAGATAATCTTTAAGCCTTGTGGCTGTCCGGTAGATCACTTAGCATCTTATGCAGCCACTGATTGCCCAGCTAAACTATGGCCCATCTTGGAGGAGAAGGATTGGAAGATGCCAACGCTTGAGCATATCAGAGAGATTAGAAAGCGTGGCAGATTAGCACCTGGGGAGATGGCTAAGCTATTTAAACTTAGAAGAGAATATCTTGGCATCAGAGACGGTAAGAGCTTTACATCTTGCACTCCCTGCATGAATGAGCTGCTAAACAAATTAGAGAAGCAGTTAGAATCTGATATGGCTAAAGTAGAACAAGCTGAAGCGCTGATTGAATTAACACAGGTGGAACTTACTCCCGAACCAACAACAGAGGTAACTAATACACCACAAAAAAAACGAAGAGCTAAAAGAAAAAAACTATGACACTATTTATTATTTACTTAGTAGGCTTCCTACTTCATTTCACAATCCTATCTCTGAACGTTTACAGACATCAGAGACACTTATCTAATTATCATTGGTATGCTTATGTGGGCATTGCTTTTACAGGCCTTGTATGGCTGCCTTTTTGGATATATATCACAGTGCTACGTTTTAAACAACCAAGATAGTTTTCCACAATTATAGTATTTTAATAAATCTATTTTACATTTGTGCTATGTGTGAAATTACTGTAAGATTAGATTTTAGGTTTTAAGGGTTATACGCCTCCTTTGCGTCTCACACATGCGCATTGGGGGCTATATTTTTTATGTGCGGAATCGATTAACGGCAGCGTAAAGAATGAAACGAGCTACTGCGGGATAGTAACACAGCTCAGAGGTATGGCGAAGGTATAAGCCTCAGGTTACTTAGGGTAGGCAATTACTCTAAAAGATAGATACCAGGTTAGTGCACATTGCTGATGACACTAATTCATAATGGCGAAGAACTCAAGCGACAAGCAGAGAGACAGTCATTTAGATGAGAGCCCAACAGAAAGAGAAATCTTTTTGCTTGGATACTTCTATCTCTCATTTAGCTCAGAATCTAAGCTCTAAGCATAGAGTTAATAGCTAATAGCTTAAGCAAATTAGCAAAAGCTTATAGTTAATTACACTAATAGTTATAACTAATAAAGATTAATTAAAAATGAGTGACAACAGCTATAACTTTTTAAAGGCACAAGTGAAAATGTTTAATCCTAACTGGAGTGAAGAGCAGGTAGATAAAGAATGTGAGCGCATCTTAAATGCAGGTGAAGGTGGAGAGGATGAGGCTTGCCTTTATTGCGGATCGTAATCCAAAATTATTATAGTTTTTTTCGATTGTAATCTAAAAATATCATGTATAAACAAATGGCTATTGATTACTACGCTAATCACAAAGACTTTAAGAAAGCACTTGCTGCCGGTATAGCAATGGATAATGCTTTAGCTAAAGACTATACACCAGGTGGCAGCACTAACACTCATTTTATGATGAACAACTTCTTGAAGTATTTTAGTTACGAAAGACTACCAATATGATATTAATACCAGCACAACTCGAAAGCGTAGGCACAAGAAAAGATAAGACTCTTAAGCTTACCTTTGGCACTAACGAGCTCACTCCGGCACAAGCAGCTGAGCTATTTGGTACAGCTAATCAGTTCGGTTACTTAGCATTCAAAGATGAGAGCTTTAGACGTGAGGAGTTAGATGCTGTAGAATCACTTAAATCAGAGTTAGAAGATACGCTTAAGAAACCATCACAACGCTTACGCGGTATAATGTTTAGAGTTTATGAAGCTGATAACGAAGGTTTTACTACATTTGCTAAATACTATGATAGTAAGATGGAGCAGTTAATAACACATTTTAAGAATAAGTTAGCATGAGTGCCAAAGTCGGAAGTAAAACAGAGCCAAACTCGGAAGGACAAACTCCACAAAAACTGACGTTGAAAAAAGATGCAATGTTACAGGCCTTAACTACCAGCTTAGGCAACGTAACAGAAGCAGCTGCTGCTGTAGGTATGAGCAGAGAAACGCATTACGATTGGTTAAAGAATGATCCTGAGTATTCAGCCGCTGTAGCATCACTTAAGAATGTAGCTTTAGACTTCGCAGAATCTCAACTCAAGAAGCTGATGGAAGGAGCAGAGCGCCAAGCCTTAACTCATGATGGAGAGGTAGTAACTATTAAGGATGCACCTAACACAAGCGCTGTGATATTCTACCTTAAGACTCAGGGTAAGCAGAGAGGGTACATAGAGCGCCAAGAGCTGAGCACTGAGATAAAGAGCATTAACATAACTATAGACGGTACAAATATTTAAGCATGAGCGAGAAGATAATAAGCACTAAGTATTCAGATCAAACGCTCGGAACTTATGTAGATTTCATGGCTGCAGGTGAAGATACTGTTAGTCAGATTCAAGCCATCACAGGGCTGAAGAGAGATGATATCAGGAAGATTGATGTCACACAAATTGAAAAAATTGTGACAGCTTATGCTAATGGTTTAAAGAACGATGAGAAGGTATTTAAGCAATTCATAGAGATAGACGGTATTAAGTTTGGCTTTCATCCTAATCTTAAGAGCATGACCTTTGGCGAATGGTTAGATTTGTCTGAATTAAGTAAGAACTTCCCACATCAGCTACCTGAGCTTATGTGCATTCTTTACCGTCCTGTTACAGCTGAGATTAATATGCAGTACAAGATAGAGGAGTATGATAGTGATGTGCATCTTAAGTATGCGCCTCAGATGCGTAAGCTAAACTTAGCCAATGTGAATGCTGCGCTGCTTTTTTTTTCGACACTCAAAAACGATTTAGTGAACAATACACCAGAATATTTAGAAGCGGAGCTGGAGAGGCTGAAGAGGGAGATCAGTCAGTTAGCCGAAGAGGTGAAACATTAGCAAGCGTTTATCAATGGTGGCATGTTATCGAAGAGATGGCAGAGAGGGATGTAACTAAGTTTGATGCCATTACTAAAACAAGAGCTTCAACAATCTTCACCCATCTAACCTATGCGATGGACTACGCTAACAGCATGCAACAAAAGCTAACTTAATTTCCACTATAAGATATGAGCACAATTAACTACACATACAACGTAATAGTAGATAGGTTTAGACAGTTCGCAGCAGGGCATTTCCAACTGAGAAGGTTTACGCATGGTGAGATTAGCCAAGCCGATTTAGAGAAAGAGGCAGAGTGGCCATGGCTGCACGTTAAGCCTCGCGCTATTAACTACTCACCAGGTACACGTTCATTTCAATTCGAGATATTCATTAGTGACCTTCCAAGAGATAAAGAAGATAAGACAGGCTACCAAGCAGAATCAATTACTGACTGCTCATTAATCTTCCAAGATTTAATTAACGAGATTTACTTGGGCAATATGTTTGGCGATCAGGTGGTACTATCTCGCCCGGTAAACTCTGAGCCATTCGTTGAGCAATACACTCACACATTAACCGGTGTGACAGGTACTATTGAGCTGCAATTAGATTACGATTGGAGCGCATGCTCTATTCCTGCAAGCTGGAACTATAACACTCCAACTGATTCAGGTAGTGATGGATGGGGAGCACTTCAGTTCATTGAGAGCTTAGATCAGAATGGGGTATTTGTTAGCTTAGATGGAGACGTAGAAGCACCGGGTAACTCTTATTACTATGGTACTAATAGCAGTGGAGTAAAAGGATGGTATCAGCTCATTGACCAAGTGGGTATAACCTGCGAAGACTTACCTGAATGCGCTACCATCATCAGCATCGTTGACGATATCGCAGCGCTTCAGACTGATGTGACAGCACTACAGACTGACGTTACTGATTTAGAGACTAACAAAGTACCATACACAGGCGCAACAGGCAATGTTAATTTAGGCGAGTTCGAATTAAAGGCAGGGCAATTGTCTTTAGATACATCTCCAACAGGAACGGCAGCGGTTGGAACAACGCGTTGGAACGATACAATAGGTAGTTCAGAGAC